CCACTCTTATAAAAAACTTATAGCTTTATATTTAATCTTTATGACTTCTTTTATAGGCAAATATTCAAAGAACTCAACCGGAATCCCTGTAGCTTTGCTTACTAAAGACATAATAGTTTTTAGATTATATTCACCGTTTACACTTGTAGATAGGCCGTTACCATTATCTAATGATTCTATAAGATCAATTCCCTTTAGATTTTCCATATTAGAAATATCTACACTTGTATATTCCTTGCCTTCCCAATTATACGGCTTATCAAATACAATTACTCCTGTATCAGTCTTTTCTACGACTTCGATATTTTTATCCATCTCTTTACTCATCTTTTCTCCTATCATCTGTCTTAATCTCCATATCGGTGATGTCACCCATATGCTTATATAAAAAAGTCAGGCATCTACAGACACCTGACTCAAAACATTAAATATAGCTTCTTATATCCTCAAGTACGTCAACTCCATTGATTACGCACTTAGAGTTAAGCTTATCAAGCTCAATGACATTTCTGCCTGCCACATCAATCAGATAGTATGCTATAGATATAGTAACTGTAGCGGTCATCTGATCATTTATCTTGACACTTCCAGGGGAGAAGTTTTTTACAAAACCTATTACCATTACTCTCATATAACTCTTGCCTATTGAAGCACTGGCGTTCTCAAGAGTTTGATACGCTCCTCTTAAAGTCAGATCTACAGTCTCTCCCGCCTTGAAAATCTTAAAAATATCTTCTGTAAGACCTCTAAATTGTATCTCTATATCCATGTTTTCATATGCACCTACAACAGGAATATCAATAGTTCCTGCTATACCTGCACCACTTACAGATGAAGTTATAGCATTCATATCAGGCAGTTTCACTTCATCTGTTACGCCGATTAGTCTATCTGAACCTGCATACACGTTAAAATTATTTATTACTGTTGGAAAACTCATTAGTTATTACCTCCCAATGCATTCACAATCATATTAGGATCAAACGAAACTTCATTTTCTATATACTCCGTCGGAATAAATGGAGCTATCTTCTCCTTAAACTTAATTCTTCCTGCAAGTATAGATTCTCTCGGATTGTCATCAATGCTGAATTCCATCTTTATTCCTGCAAAGTCTCCCCTTGCTACAATACTGTTACCGAACATATTCTCAGCGTCAAGGAATGCTTCGATTATCTTGTAGCTTGTAGGATCATCAACCGCATCAATAAATCTAGTTATAAATCCGTTTGCGTACCAGTTAAAAGACCTTCTTATTGCAATCCATCTGTTCTTAGGATCCGTATCATCCGGATAGGCCATAGTGTTATTTCCCCAAGCACGTAATCCCACTTGATTTATAACCGTTACTACGCCTGCTGCATTCAAAGTATTACCCTGCTCTTCATCAATAAGCACCTCACTACCGTCTGCAAGACAAGCACTTTCGACATTCAAAGGTTTATTTGAAGGATACTTACTAGGAATATTATCATTCTTAGTATCAATATAAGCACACAAAGCCCCAAACATTGCCGAATAAGAAATTACTTTCTTTTCCACCTTCACGCTTGGCCATAATCCAATTGCAAAAGGTGACTTGATACCAAGATCGGCCTTAGCCTTCGGAACATCTGTATACTTCTTTACCGTACTTGAAGATATATCAATCAGAGCCATAGCTCTGAATTTTCCGTTCAGCTCCTCACATTTTGCAACAAGAGCCGTTGCAACAAGCGGATTATATGAATACCCCGGCGCAAGCAATGTACCCGGCACAATTCCAAGCTTAGGGAATACACTCTTTATAAGTTCAATACCTGTACTCTCTCCTGTTGAATCACTGTATCCACCAACTACATCATTAACTGTAACCTGACTTGGATCTATCTTCTCACCGCTTACCTTAAGCTGTGTGGCATTATATGCACTGCCTGTAGACAATAGTGATATTACAGCCTTTCCTTCATCATTGAAGCTTAATATATAGTCTGTATCGGCAACCAATGTAGCTGCAGCATTCTTTACCACCAACTTATCAAGCAAAATACCTGTATCAGGATGTATAGCCTGCTTATTTACAACATTGACAGTGCTTTCCGCTACCGTCTGCTTATGCTTCTTCGGATCCAGTACATTGATAAATACCACAGGGCTTATCTTAAAATGCTTGAAAGAAGCATACATAGCCTGACATAGAGTATACTTATCCATCTCATCACTGTATCCAAGCTTACTTACACACTCATCAAAGCTGTTACAAAGTATAACCTTGTTTGTCTTAGAATATGGATCCTTTGTAAGATTTACAGGTGCGCATCCCACTGCGACCTGAAGTCCAGCAGTACCAAGCAGCGGCTTACTTACAGGTGTCGCACCCTCTTTTACCCTTATACCATGATTATAAGTTGTCATTTATCTCCTCCTTTGCTCTCATATAGAGATTATAAAGAGCACTTCCTTTTTCTTTTAACTCTCTAAAAGCCGTAGCAAAATCGCTAATCGGTATAAAAAGTGCCCTTATCGTATTATATTTATTTGAAAACTCCTCAATACTTTCAGGCACATTTCCGCTGAATGTATCAAATTGCTGTATAACACTGTTTACTTTCGGACCTACATAGACCACATTTGAAAGCCTCTCATGCTTAGTATTTATTAAGGCTACATCACTTTCGGCCTTATCTTCTATAACATCTTTTGACTCTTCTGCAGCCACATCTTTAGGCTCTTCTTTTACAATATCTTCTTTCTTATCATCCATTATGTGTATTCATCCTCTCTCACCACATCCAAGCTTCTAAAGCTTAAATCCATTCCTCCAAAGCTGTAAGGATACTCATCATCTTCATTCATTGAGAAGTCAATATCGGCACAAAGAGAAAAAGTCTTTAAATGTCCAACTTTTAAGAACTCCTGCCTTATTCTTTCGATAACACCGATCACATCTCTGGATGCTGTATATCCTTCCTCCGTATTCATTATGCCTATCAGAAGTATTACTCTAATCTTAGCCGTATCACTTCTATAGTCCTTTGGAAAAGTTCCGCCGAGAACTTTTATAATCAGATACGGAATCGGGTTCATATCTTCATCATCACGCTTTGGAGGCAAGCTCTGCTTATATATATTTATCTTTACCCTTTTCCCATCCGGGCTTTCAAAGTACATTTCATCCAATATAGGATGCAAAAAATCCTCAAGCTCTTTATAAATATCAAAAACTGTCATCTTTCACTTCCTAAAAGTTTCTCTATTTCCATATCAATATTCTTTTGCAGTACATCATCGATCATAGAACTTGCCTTAAGATATCCGTGTTCACCTGCAAGCATGTTTGGAACAGGTACAGCATACAAAGCTTTAAGTGCCATATTATGCTTTGTTATACCTTTACCTCTTCTATTCCTCATCCTCTTACCAGGTGTTCTCTCAACCAATGTTGTATGACCACTCTTGAAAGTTGTCACAAACGCTTTTATATCTGCAGTCTGCATCTTCTTAAATGAGCTTGATTTTAAAACTTTAGCTTTAAAAGCCCTTGGCCTTCTACCGTTCTTTCTTGTAGCGGTTTTTGGTGATACCTTAAACTTGTATAATTCTCTGCTGCCATCCTTAGATATGATTTCAGCTACAGGGTTCTTTCCTGTAGCTGTTTTTATCTTCATAGCATTATTAAAGCCTCTAAGCCCTAAATCCGTAGTAGCGTATTCGGAATTTGATTGCTTTGCAAGCAGTTTCTTTGCTTCCTTCGCTGTCTTATTCACAACTTTAGCAAGGCCTTTATCAGCATCTTCCCCTAAATATTTAAGAGTATGCTCAAGTCTCCTCCAGTCATTTTCATCAACTCTTACTTCAATATCCATCAGTGTACATTCTTCTCAAGTGTAATAACAAATACTCCTTCTTCCTCTTGTGCATCCTTGACCAGGTATTCCACATTATCAAGAAACAGTATTCTACCTATACTTGGAAGCCTTTTAAACTCATCCTTAGACACATATATAAGCAGCTCTCTTATATAGATTCCATCTATAAGTTCTTTCTCTCTGCCCTTGTTTCGCTCGTTTAACTCATATTCATCAATGATAATGTTGTATTCCTTGCCGTCAATATTGTGAGTAGAAGCAAACTCATCAAGGTTTAAGAAAACCTTAGATATATCATCATTAAGAGCTTCCATAAACTCATTCATTATTTTGCCCTACTGCCTCTTCCAATAGGCTTATTGCTGACATCTTCCTTTACTTCATCTGCCGGATCTTCCTCACCGAATGGAAGCTCTTCAGATTGCTCTTCTACAGTTTCCTTATCTTCCGTGCTTACTGCTGCTTGGCTGATTACATTTCCTTCATCATCAACGCATTCTGCAGAATCATTTGCAACAAGTTTTTCCAAATATTCTACATCCGATGTCATTACAAAATCACCCGGAGCATACATATGCCCCAGGTAAAGAATATACCTCTTTGCTCTATACTTCATACTATCCCAGCCTTACTCTTACAGTACTGTCTCCGGCAAGCGCCTTGGCTACAGTATAACCCACTCTCGTATTACTGCCTGCAGTGGCCGTAACACCATCATCAGAGTAATATACAAGCTTGCCTGCCTCTATAGCTTCTCCGGATTTCTTAGTAATATCGTATACGCCACTGATGCTCACAGCTCCAAGTGCCTTCACATCAATATCACTTGCTGCAATGCCTACAAGATCTCCGATTTTTACCACCGAGCCTGCCTCAATTTTTGCATTCGTCTCATTTGTATAATTGATTGTATAACCGGTATTTACATATGCACCTTTATTTGCCATACTCTCTCCTTTCTTTAAGCCAACGGATCGGCTATAGCTACACCCTTATTTCTTACAATACCTCTATGATTCATAACAGTTACACCTACATCAAAATAGATGTCCCATACAAATCCCAGTGTTCCCGGATTTTCCATTCTTCTAATTGTTGGGACCTGCTGACCATTAAGGAAATCCACCTCAATAGTGTTTATATCTGCCGCATCCGCCATCAGATACCATGGTGCAGCACCTGTTCCTGCCAATGCATTAAGGGTCGCATCCTCTACAATCTGTATATTGTTTCTAAGCTGATATAAAGGGTTTGACGCCTGTGTATTATCAGTTGTATTGATACTCGGAGAGTTGAAAATCTTATACAAATCCATAGCATATCCCACAGGAGCTACTATAGTTCTAGGATTTACTACAATGCTTTGTCCGAACTCATCCTTCTGTGTCGCCAACGCCAATATCATCTTGTTGATAACTTCAGCACTTGGAGCCGATCCGGTAGCTAAAGAGTTCTTATGACTTGCATCAAACAGCGGCAATGCATCATAAATGGCTGCATCATAAAATAATGCGTTATACACCATCTGATTGATTGTGGTCTTTGCACTTCTTGCATATCTTGCAGGCACTGTAGTAAGAAAACCGATATCATCATTGATAAAGGCCTGTCTGCTCATAGAGAACTGCCTTGCAAATGTCTTAAGCTGACGCTTAGGCTTTGCCATATCCTTAGGAATATCCGCCTCGATCTCTCCGTTTTCCGGTACTTCCTTGAACTCGCCTGCCGGTCCTGTTACCCAGTAGTTGTCATGTGCCTTGAAATCTGACAATGATCCAATTTTTACAAACTTTTCAAAAGTTGTAGGAGCAAGTGTATACTCATCCTTATAAGCTTTATTGATAGCTGTATCCATGATAGCCGGGAATGCAGATGTCGGATTGTAAAATCCTGCTCTTGTAACCTTGTCATACACCTCACTTGGAGACATTCTCATAAGAGTATCTAAATTCTCACCATCCTGTGCCATAGCATGAATTGCCATGTCTCTTAAAGACATACTCTTAAAGTCATTTGCACCTGCTGCAGGCTTATCAACATATAGACCGCTCTTTAAAAGCATACCGTCAGCTACAGCTCTTGTATACTTATCTCTTTCATCAGTCTTAACCTTCAAATTCACATCACCGCTTGGCTGAGCAGTTACAGGTCTTTTCTCACTTTTAAACTTTTGTATAGCAGCATCCTTTACAGCTTCTATGCTTGCTCCATTTGCGATAAATTCAGTCGGATCAAGCTCCATGTCCTTACACAACTCTACAATCTGCTTACATCTTTCTCTTTCGATCTGTAAGCCATCTACATCTCCCTCTGTAGAAGCAGAATCAATAACAGCCTGCATGCTGTCAAACTCTCTTTGTTCCTCATGGTTCAATCCTCTACCTTCTACCTTAGCTTTTTCTAAAAGCTCCTGCTGTCTTCGCAATGCATCTTTTGCACCCATAAAAGACTCCTTTCTTCAAATACATTTAAATCAAAAGAACTCCAAGGATTTGACCTTAAGAGTTCTAATTTTTCCAACAAAAAAGCTCGAGACATAAGCCTCAAGCTTTCTGTAAAGGAATAATCATGTCAATAAACTATCTTGTGCCCATCTAGCACTCTACAAATATAGCATAAAAAATCGGACAAAAGTGGGACAACTTTATACCCCAAGCTTATTTTTATTAAACTGTACTATATTCTCGTATATGTTCAAATCTGCATTATCTGTATCATCTTCAGATCTACCAACACCAACTGTTCCATCTGCAGGTATTGATACTATAGATATCTCATACGGTGTCCACTTTCTGGCAATGTAGCAAGGCCCGGCAAATCCATCCGTTGACTCTTTTCCGGCTTTTACTTCCTCCCATGTATCTATAGAATAGCCAACCGATACACCTTTAAGCGTACCGCTTTCAACCTTCTTGTATATTTCAGCGCTGAACTCATCATCATCAAGTTCTATTACAGCAAGGCCTCTGTTATCTTCAACCCACGCTTTCTTTACCTTGCCTATAACTTTATCCCTGTTATGATTGTACAGCACTACACCTATATCATTCAGCCTATCAAGTTGTACTCCCTTATGATCCAATATTTCTGTATGATCATACCATCTTTGATACGGCTCTTCGCTTGAAAAGCTAAGCTCTATAATCTTAGTATCATCTTCACTTTTTACCTGTCTGATACCGTTTATTGCTATCTCTCTTACAAAATTCTTATCCATTTTCCCTCCTCGAATCTATTCCATATAGGATATGCCCAAGATCTACTCCTAAATCATTACCATAAGCGATAACTTCTGCAATATCCTCTATTTGTTCTCTCCAGTCTTTTCCGTTCTCTGCCGCTATCTGCTTAAATGTCTTCTGACCGCTTGCCATTCCAAGCCTCATAGCGCTTGCTTCTTTGAGTGGATCTATCCACCTTCTTCCAGCTTGTATCCATTCATGCTTGAAATACTTTTCTTTATTCTCTAAAAAATCAGGTATATCAAGCTTTTTAGATAACACTGCACAAGTAATAAAAGCCTCATATATCTCATCTACCAAGTCGCCTAATAGTTGTCTATCCTCTGAATACGTAAGATTATCCTCTATCAGTCCTTGTCTTGCACTTGAGTAGTTGGTCTGACTCATATCTCTCGTGGTAGCCTCATAACTGAGTCCTTGTCCTGCTCCAAGCAACTGATTTTGAAGCTTTATATAAGAGGTCGCATCTGCTGCCTGACCGTTTGGATTAACCACATCTATACTTTCACCCGGATTTAATACTTTAATCATTCCCGGAGACAACAACTTACCATCATATCCGGCTTGATTGTTTGACTTTACTATACCTCTTCCAAGCTCATCCGCTGCACCCTTTTTGATAAAAACGGACATACAAGCTTCAATTCTTTGCTTCACCGACACTGCAGTCATAAATTCAGTGATATCCCTTACCCTCAGCAATGTAGGATTTAGATCACTCATCTCTCTTACTTGAGATGGCCTTGTCTTTGAAAATACAAATATCATATCTTCAGCTTTTACGAAGTGTGGTTCTTCCAGTAAATATCCATCCTTGCTGTATCTTCTGATATGATACCCTACAGGTGCTCCGTATTCATTTACTTCTACACCGTCCACTACTTTATTTCCCTCATAGTGCGGACTCATAACATCTTTATCTATCTCATCCACCTCAAGGCATGAAAGCTTCAGTGGCAGTTCTCCATCATCTGTATAGCATTTTTGTATAAGTATCCCACCGTCTACCCTCTTTCTTCTCTCAATCATTCTAAGCATTTGAACCAGGTTTTGATTCTTAGATATGTCACAATTCTTTTTCTTAGTCCAAATTCTCCATAATTCCTCAATCTTGTTGTTGAGTTCCTCATTGTCAGTCCTTGCTTGTAGAGTAAATCCCTCGCCTACTACATTTCTATTGTATGCACTAAGTATTGCATTCATAATATCTGAATTTCTCTCAAGATCTCTTGCCCTGGCTCTTATGTTATCCCTTGAGAAACTGTCCGTCATTACTGCGGGTGCATTATTGGCAGTCCAATTTCTATTCATCCTGGAAGAGTCTGCACTGTCATAATAACCTGATCTTATTTCATCTATGCCAGTACGGAAGGCCTGCCTTTTATATGCCCATGATGGCGAAAAAAAGCCAATTAAATTATCAAGCCAATTCATTTCTACCTCCTATCAAATACAGCCACAAAAGTATTACTGAATAGATCAGTACCGTTATCCTCTGAAGCTGCCAATAAATCTTTTCTCATAGCCCTAAGTGTTCCCAGGTCCGCTCTTGTCAGAGTTCTTGAACCTATCTTATAACTTTGTCCTGTTCTCAAAATTGATGATATTGCCTTGTCAATCTCTATAAGTTGCTCTTCATTTGTCATTGGTCTATCCATCACAACCATCCTCCTTTATTTCCACCTGTACCACCTGTAATCCAATCAGAATTTGTATTATCTTCACGATTGCTTGTTTCTTCCTGTTTTTCTTCATAACTATCTTCTCTTAAACTTCTAACTCCCATTATCTCTGCTGCACACATAGCATATACTTCACAGTCTAAATAGTGATTATCTATATGAGATCTCTTTGGTACCCACCTCATCACATTACCTGCAGATGTCTTTACCATAACCTTTTGTTCAGAGCTTAATTGATTCGCATAGTTTTCATCACAATCCTTAAATACCATAAAAGAACCCGGACCATTTTCTTTCTGCAGTCTGACCGCTATAGAATCCTTAAAGGCTCCACCGTCACATACT